CTGTCTTTAGTCTCCTGTTCTCGGGGTTCTAATACCCAATAGCAATTAGTTGCATCATAGACATACTTATCGTTAAAATCATTACCGTTATACCAAGTGATACCATAAGCAGAGGCTATAGCTCCACACTGTAGGTTAACGCTCTGATCTAAATGATAGATTTCTTCTACGATATCACACATGAAGTAATCGTTGTCATACTCATCTTGGCTGATAACTATGCCATCACCTGTGGTATAGACATGGTCTTCATCCCAGCTTTCACCTGACTCAGTTTCTACAGCGTGATGCGTAGCGCAATGCTCGCACCAAACCATATGCTGATTACCCCAGTTATTAACTGTGTGTACATCCCTAGCTTCATCTCTAGGTAAATCTTCCTCGCAATAGTCGCAACAGAAGAATAGGGAGTGATAACAGTCTTCACAATAGCTGTCACCATCGCGAGTGTAGACATAGTTTTCATCTACCTCATCGCTACACTCTAGACAATGGCAACGACCTCCGGTCATAAGTAAGCCGTTATATTCGCTGGCGTTTATATCTCCATCTCTAGAAATCTCTAGCTTGGTAACAGAGCTGCCACCGGCATACTTTTCCACTAACCATCTGGGTTCGTAGTCAAGATAGGGAGCAATGTAGCCACCTTTATATGGTATTGCTTTAAGTTGACACCCTATCCAATCTCTGTTGTTTCCAAGCTCTATTTCAGCAAAAGAAATAAACTCGCGGAGCTTCTTGTAGGCCATTTCTGAGACTGCATAGATAGGTCCAGCTTTAGGCTTTATCTCTACACCTGCTCTAGATTTGGCTACAACAACACGGCCACCGATACAACCATCGGAATCTTCTAACCAGATAACCTCGAAGTCCCCAGAGGCATAAGCCTCAGCTGGGTGATTAGGAATATGATCGAAGGGATACCGCATACAGCTATTGACCATATGTTTCTTATGCCAACCCGTATCCAAATTCTCAGGGGCTACCTGTTTATGTGAATAGGCTTTGGCAAAGTCCTTGGCGTTAAAGCCAGTGTGCACAGTGTACTCTCTGGGCATTAGCTTAGACTTTACTGCGTCCACTAGACTATCAATCTCATGATCGAGTAGCTCTGGGAACATTTTTCTAAGGGCACGGCCTATACGAACACCTCTGCGTCCGCTGCGACCTTTATCCCTAGCTGCCAAGTCAGGGTAGATAAACATAGCAGCAGGTTCGTCTTTGTCTATGTTAGGCCAATAGACATCTAAGACCTTACTGACCTTAGCCATCTGTTCGTAGTAATAGCTAGTATCAAGACTATTGCAGTCTTCTACTTCTAGCCTTATCTTTCTGTTTAGGTATTCGTATAAGAAAGTCTTACACCGTTGTGAAAGTCCATTGGAGTCATAGAAAGTTTCTATCTCCAGACCTTCGAGAGCTTTACCGTAATCTCTCATAGTTACCTCCTAAGTAACGGTTACAGTTTGCAGCATAGGCTGCGGTTAAGTTACAGTCTAGGGCACGAATCACTAGGCGCACCTATCCCGTACTAAGATAGTAACATTTACGATAGTCTAAGTCAAACCCATAGTTTTTTCTATAGGGAGGCTCTAGTTTGTGATCACAGATAATTAGCTGCAATAAAAGTCTAATGTTTTCTTATGGTTATGTCGTGGATGACTGGCTTAGGTTTGGCTTAGGTTTCCCATCGGGGGTTCTTTTGTGATCACATGGGTGCTGCCCTGGCCTGGTCCGAGGCTAAAACTTTAGGTAATTTCCCACCCTGGGCCTTACCCTGGGACTAACCCTGGAGCCAGGCCTGGAGCCAAACTTAATTTCTACCCAGGGTCTAGCCCTGGAACCTGGCCTGGAGCCTGGCCTATTTCCCATCGTGGGTCCTGGCTTAGGCCTATGCTTAGGTCCAGGCTATGGTCTAGGCTATGGTCTATGCTATGGTCTAAGCTAATAAATTAATTTGATAATAATGTGTTTTTACTGTTGACGCTATGCGCTGCAAATGCTATTAAGGTTACATAGCACGAACGCTATAGCTTAGATCTTAGAAAGGATCACAAAATGGACAATTACTTTGGAACCCGCCGCGTCTCACGTGAAGAACTTCGCCACAGCCAGCACGGCAAGCTTGTTAAAATTTGCGCTAAGTATATCGCTAGTCTTAAAGGCCAAGATATGGAAATAGCTATGGAAGCTTTAACCATGTACATGAGCATCAAAGTTGGTGACACCAGCCGCGAGCAAATAGTTGCTGCCTATAAACAAGAAGTTGCTGCTGCTATAGAAGCTGCGGCCAAATGATTAGGTCTATCCTAGGGGCGAGCTTATTGTTCGCCCTACTATTCTTTTGGTTATCTGTTCTAACCTAATTTACCATCGTGGGACCCTAGCTAGGAGACTGGCTAGGGCCAAATCTTGGAGTAGCCACTATGATTTCCAATATAAAAAATAAGGTTAGCCTATGACATAATGTCGCACATACTTGATTTTTACTCTTGACACACTATATACTCACTAACTTAAGTAACTCTTAAGTAATTCTTTAATTTATAATACATATAGTTATTATAAGACTATAGTAACACTTAAGTGTAACTTAAGAGGGGATCTCGACTTAGCCTATAGTGTTTATCACTTATAGTATGCAGCTAGAAAATAAATATAGCTTTACCCCTTGACATTTGTTAATTAATACCTATGTAGACTTCCATAGCCGACAGCTATCAATCGTATCTCCTCAATCATATATTTTAAGCGAAGACGGATTGTAGCCTAGGCTTTTCTTTTAGGAAAAACCATGAGTAACTCTCAACCTCAGCCACTGAAGTATAGTGAGCCGATTGCTAAATACGTTAGGCAGTCGGTTAAAGATGGTGTCCAGATCAAAGACATCATGGCTACTATTAATAAGCGCTACCAGAATGCCCCACGTAACCTAGCTACTTTCTATAAGTACTATGGTGGAGACGTTAGTGAGGCCAGAGCAGAGATCTCCTCACGAGTTGGTAACGTAGTCGTTGAGCAAGCCCTTAATGGTCACTTTCCCTCTCAGGAGTTATTCCTACGCTCTAAGGCTGGATGGAGTCCAAAGGAGACTGTACAAGCCGAAGAGATGTCTGTCGACCCCGACCAAGACGCTAGTGCTATAGACACTCTTATGACCTTACTCGGTAAAAACCCTGATGACTCCAAAGATAACAGCACAGACCCTTAGAGAGCTACCAGATGCTGAGGTTGCAGCTGCACTAAAACAACTTGGCCCAGAGAAGACAGAAGAGCTGCAGCACTCTTGGGAGTTCTGGGCTAGACCAGAGCAGCTAGAACCTAAAGGCAATTGGAATATATGGGTAGCTCTAGCTGGCAGGGGCTGGGGTAAGACCAGAGCCGGTGCTGAGTGGGTAAGACACAGGATTAAGAAGGGCGACAAGATAGTCCACTGTGTAGCTCCTACTAAGGGAGACGTAAGACGAGTTATGGTCGAAGGCGACTCAGGTCTTATTAATGTATGTTGGAAGGGAGATAAATCTTATAGAGGCAGTCCACTAGGATTACCTATATGGTCTCCAACTAATAATACACTCACTTGGGAGAATGGAGCTAAAGCTGTATTTTTCTCTGCAGAAGACCCAGAAAGACTCAGGGGTCCACAAGCCTACTCTGCATGGACTGATGAGCTATGTGCATGGAGAAACGCACAAGAAACTTGGGATATGCTACAGTTTGGTTTACGACTTGGACGTAGACCACAAGTATTTGTCACTACGACACCAAAGACAACCAAACTCATTAGAAATATCCTAGATGATGACAAAACAACAGTCTCTACCGGCAGTACTTATGATAACGCTGCTAATCTTGCTGATACTTTCCTCGACGCAGTCCGTAAGACCTATGAAGGCACCCGCCTTGGTCGCCAAGAACTTTACGCCGAAATCCTGGACGAAGCGTCAGGCGCTCTATGGAATAGAACTCTCTTAGCCTCATGTGAGGTAGACAAAGATGATGTTCCCACTCTTAATCGTATAGTGGTATCCATAGACCCTGCAGTTACTGCAAATGCCGAAAGTGATATGACTGGTATTGTTGTAGCTGGTGTAGATGTCAACGGAATAGCGTATGTCTTAGAAGATCACA